GTCCAATGGGTGGTGATGCCCAAATAGCATCTTTAATAACAGAAAAAAGGGTCGATATGGTTATTTTCTTTATCGACCCTTTAGAAGTTCATCCACACCAAGTGGATGTTAGTATGTTATTGAGAATTTGTAACGTTCACGATATACCACTTGCAACAAATTATTCTACCGCAAGTAAGTTAATTGAATCCTTATTATAATTAAGAAAGTGTTGCAGTATCCACAGATGTTTCAGCATTTGCTAAATTAACATCACCGACCTCCGTTCCACTTTCAGGTTTTCCTTCAGGAGTTTTAATCTCTTCACCAGGTTTTTCTTCAGAAGTTTTAATTGTTTCAATTGGTTTAAACTCATTCTTAACCATGTCAAGAGCTTGGATAATAGCATTTTTGGTCATTTTACCAAACTTACCATCAACACCACTCTTTCCTAAATCAAGACCTAATTTAGATTGTAATACAGTTTGCAAATCTTGCAAAGTGTAATTGGTAACATTTTCCATCAAATATCTTTTATATGATGAATGTTTTTTTAATATTTCAGAACGTTCTGATTCGGATAAAATAAATTTGTTCATTATAGGTCTCTTGATGAAAGTGCTGAATCAACAGGTTTAATAGCTGCAATTCTTTCTTCTTCTTTACGTTTTACTTCAGCTTCTTTATCCTGTTTTTCAACAAGTTTGTTTATTTGTAACATTATCTTATTAATTGTCTCTTGGTCCATTTTACCTGAAACAACAACAGATGCGTCAAGTTCTTTAAGTTTGTTTTGAACTTCTTTAACCAATGGTGATAAGTCAACCGTTCTTCTTGGTGTTCTTGAACCTCTTTCAGGTTCTGTATTCCAAGAGTCCCCACTACCACCTTCATGAGGTGTATTCCAATCTTCACCACCAGTTCCCAAATCTAACTCGTGTAATCTATTTTTCATATTATCTTGCAGATATTTGAATTTTATTTCCGTTACAAGAAATTTTAGCAGGTGCTCCATTATATGTTACGTCAGCCAATGTTCTTTGTTCTCTTAAGAATCCATCGAAATACATTTGAATAACTTGTCCACCTGGTGCAACAATCAAAATATAGTCATAAGTACCATTGTTATAAACTTCTTGAGTGTCAACTCTGTTTTGAGCAAAAACACAAGGGAAGGTTCTTTTGAAGAAATCAAAAGTATGTGATAAACCACCTGGTTTCATATACTTGTCACCCGTTTCAGGGTTTGCAATTACTTCAGGTGCTGGTGTTGGTGTTTGACCACCTTGTTGTTGTGCCGGAACTGTTCTTCCTTTAGCTGCGTTAAATGCATCAAGAATTTTTTGCCACTCACTATCATAATCAATGTCACCATCAATAGCCGCATAAAAATCTTCACCACCCACACTTGGGTAATATTCTTTCACTTTACATAAATCACTGTAAGAGAATTTACTTAAAACATCTGAGTTAGCACTATTAAAATAATCCAAATCAGTACCAACACCTTGAAAGGCTTGGTTATAATTATTAACTACCGCATATACTCCGTCATCACTAACAATTCTACCTTGATTATTATCTCTACTATTACAACCGTCCAAAATACTTTTAACATTATCAGCCTTACCTTCAGTTAAAATATTTTTTCCAGATACCTTTTCATAATTCTCTTTAAGGGTAACACCCGAATCAAATTTCATCAACAAAAGTTGACGTTTTAATAAATCATTAACATTTTCCATTTTAATATGTTTTTAAATAAATATCTTTAATATCAAAAAAAATTGGGGTCATTAACCCCAAAACTTATTTAATCTTATATTTTTTATAGTCATTAGTTACAGGTGGTTCATTTTTAAAATAATAAACCTCAACAACCTTATTATACTTAATCGTTTTATAGAATCCATCAGGAACAGTTGCTCCACTATTCAAAACCAATGACTTCTTTGAATAAACCATTTTGATTTTAACATCAACAGAATACTTCTTTGCTAAATCCCTCTCATATGCCTCAAGCAATCTCCAAGCCCCACGATTCAACTTCTCATGTTGTAACACACAATTCAAATATGAAAAAGTCATTTTTAAATAACCCTTGTTACAGTTGAAATCCGCAGCAGGAGCCAAATGACCCTTGTCCCAAACATTCGCCTCATAATCACCACCGTCAGATGTCTTAATAGAATCACAAACATAAAAGTCCAAACCCTTACGAGAAAAATCCCCCTCACCACACGCAACATGATACTCAATCCATTTAGGTTGTTGCAATGTCTCAGAATACATAACCTTGAAAATAGGTGATTTAACCAACACAGAATCCCTTAGCTGTCCAAAAACAAATAAAGGAATTAATAAAATTAAACTAATTAAGAATTTTTTCATACTCATTTTTACTTAAAATAATGTAAGTCCCCCTATATTCACCGTGAACCTCAGAAACATTTTCATCAATTTTTTTAAAATCAGGAATAGACATGTTCAAATCATAAACATTTCTATCATTAGAGAAGCGAAATTTAACTTTTTTTACCATAAAGAAGAGGGATTTATCATTGATAAATATGGTAAAAAACAAATGTTTTTAAATATATTAATTAATTTTTACAATACTTTTTCTACTAAGATACGTATCTTCAATATCGGAATCTAAAATATCACTATCCCTACTTATTGAATCCCAATAGTCAAATTCACCCTCCATTGACATAAAATCAACAATAGGTTCAATATCGTCATGATAAGTACCCATCTCATGAGTATACGTATTCAACCTCCATTCAGTTCGTTTCTCAATATAATCAAATTTAAAAAGATTAAACTCAGGTCTTAAAAGTTTTACATCCTTATCATTACTCAAAATATCAGGATTTATTTCCAAAATTTGTGACATGTAATCAACGTCAATGTGTTTCATAGTATCACCAAATAACTTAACAGAAACTTCATCACACACCTTAATAAATTCTCTATCATCTAAATCATGTTCTTCAGTTTTCTTAAGAATTTCTTTACAGATTAAAATAATAATCCTGTCAGATACGTTTTCTAAATGTGATTTATCTTTCATTATTCATATAAATATCACAAAATTTTGTTTGATTTACGAATATTCTCATCACCCCACATAGGTTGTAAATTACTCAATGACCAACATCTCATAAACTCATCATCACCAATCTCCTGTATATCATGAACAGAAATAGGCATCACATGGTCAACATGCCATTGACCATAGTTATCCCACGTCATACCATCAGTAAATTGTTTCTTCAAATGATTGATTAACTCCTCAGGCGTGTACTTAAGAACCTCGAAGTAATGACCGTTCTTATCCACATTATTCTCCTTCAACACCTGATATATCGCAGTCCTGAAATTTGAAATTAACTTATAGAGGGGGTCATTTGCCTTACGAGTTTTTTCGTAGTTTCTTTTATTCTCCCTATGTTTGTCTATGTTTTTTTCCCTCCATTCTTTGTGGTAGGTATTTAAATGTTCACGATTTTTTTCTGACCAAGTTTTATGTTTGTTAGACAAATAATCTTTATTACTATCTCTCCATTTTTTATCAGCAACCTTTTTACCCCCTGTAAATCTTCTCCCTGATTGGGACATAACCACATTATTCTCTTTCAGTATTCTTAAAATAGTCGGTTTACTTAAACCAGTTTTTAATGAAATAGTATGAGAACCTAATAGTTCTTCATTATACATTCTTAATATATTAGATAGTTCTTCATCTGTGGGAATATACTTATTCATAATATACAAATATAATAATAAAAATAAAAAAAGGTCAGATTTCTCTGACCTTTTTTATATCTTATTTAAGATTTAGATTATCTCAACTCTCTTAAATCGAATGTGCGAACACCATCAACTGTGATACGTCCGTAGAAGCGATTGTTCACCATCTTCTTTGCGTAACGTGTCATGATACCCTTAATCGGAGTAAAGTTGAACGGATTGTACATAGTTGGAGTTAATTGAAGTGGTACATACGGTGCGTAGATGTAACCAGTGTCAAGTAACGATGTACCTTTATGACCAACCAATACTTGGTTTGGTGGGAAGTATGGGTCACGATAAACTTGGTAACGACCAGCTAAAGTACCTACTCTTTCAATACCCATGTTATATTGGTCTTGCTCAGGAGATGCGTTAGATACGTGGAAGTATTCTAAGTCATCAAAGATAGCTGAAACTTCAGAAGAAACAACAATCCAGTTAGCTCCACCACGAAGAGTTGACTTGTGGATTTGTGCAGATAATTGGTTGATTGCTGTAATCAAAGTTTGGTTCCAGTCTTTCTGAGTGTAAGAAGTTGTGTTTGACAGTCTTCTCCATCCGTTGTAGTCCCAACGTAAGTTCCAAGCTGCACCTTTACGTAAATCACGAAGGATTTCACGGTCAATTTCAGCCGCAACTTGTTCAGACAATAAAGCTGTTAATTCAGCTTCAGCGTCGATGTTGTGGAATGCTGCAACGTCTTGAGCTAATTCAGGAGACCATTGTGCTCTTAACTTTCTTTCAGTAACTGTAACAGTTACAGATTGAAGGTCGAAAGAAACTTCACCAATTTTGTCTTCGAATTCTAGCTCTTCGTAACGTCTGAAGAAAGTTGTGAATGAACCACCAGAAGTGATACCTGTGATAGTAGTACCAGTGTAACCATCGATAGTGTCACTTCCACATGTAGGACATGCTGGACAAGAAAGGTCTACTTCAAGGTAGATACAACCGTTAACGTCACAAACGTCATTATAAACACCACCGTTACCTTGAGAAGAGAACGCTGCTGTTGCTTGATTATAGTTAGGAGTAACAATTCCTTGACCATATTTTTGAGTAACTACTCTGAACAATAAAGGTCCAGTAGAAACTGTACATGGAGAAGTTGTAGCAATTCCTAATCCTGAGTCTTTAACAATAACAAGGTCAGACAAGAAAGATTCTGTGTCATACTCGTTACCATCAGGACCAATCATTTTACCAACACCTGTGTTAGCAAAACCACACATTTTCAATAATACTTTTCTAGTGTTACCGATATATGCTGGGTCGTTTACATTGTCAGCATTTACTAATGCTCCGTTAGACCATTTAACAACACCTGCAGCAGTTTCGATGATTTCGAAACGACCTTTAGAGTAGTCAAACAATCCAGGTGGGTCAAGAGCTGCTTCGTTTCCTTCGTAGAACAAATCGTAAAGGTTTTTAGCATATGCTCCAGAACCTGTGTAACCTGCTTGTGGGTCACCAGGATAGTTTCCAGGAGAACCGATTGGTGCGTAGTGGTCACCACTTGAAGTTGAAGTAGCACCTGAATATCCTTGAATCTTAGGTACGAAGTAGAACAATTTACCGATTGGTAAGTTCATAGCTTGTACAGAAACGATATCGTTTGCTAATAATTTAGAGAATACACGTCTAACGATTGGGAATACAACAGTTTCGAAAGAACCTGAAGACCCGTCAGAAGTAGCTTCGTTAATCAAATGTGATGCTTGGTTTTCATATAACTGTGCAACATTTTCTTTTAGGTGGCCTTTAAGACCTTCAAGGAACCCTAATTTGTCCCATTTGCTGATAGTATCTTCTTTGATAACTTTAAGGTGTTTTAACCCGATGTTACCAACAAGACCTGATTCTAATAATGCTCCCATTTTTTTTGGTTGTTTTATTTTTTAGTTTATTTTTTATTTTAATTTTGACATCAAATCTTTCATTCTCATAAATTGAGGATTCTCGTAAGTTTTAGACTCAATCAAGTTAACTGCTGAACCTGTGTTTTGAACGTTTTCAATTTTACGTTCAATTGATTCGTTCATTGGTTGACTTGTTTTAATTGAAAGTTCATCTTTGATTGTCTTGTACAAATTTTTAGATTCTTTAAGAGACTCCACACCGTCAAATCTTTTCAAGATGTTAATTTTTTCTTGTTTAGATGTTGAGTGTTCAGTGAACAAACGAGTTGCGTAAGCTAAGTTTGAATTAAACACAGCCACTTCGTTTAGTTTGTTTCTGAATACGTTAAGTGCTTTTCTGTACTCTTCATTTTTCTCTCTTAGGATTTGTACTTCCTCACCGTATACGCTCTCTTTGATTGGGAATTCTAAATTTCTGTTAGGAGTGATTCCTTTTCTTAGACCACGACCTTTTTTAGAACCCGAAGCATAAGTACGAGACGCTTCTTTTGTTTCGGCTTTTTTACCTTTTACTATTTTCATTTTACCATCAAGAGTTTCGTCATCTTTGTACACGTCAACTTTTTTAGCTGAACCTGTGCCCATAGTTGTGTTTGCTTTCTTTCTTTTTGGTGTTTCAAAACCACCGTCCATATTTGGTTTAGTGCTATATTTGAAACTTGACGCTTTACCTGTCTTAGGGGTTTTAGCTTTTTTAGATTCCATCATGTAAGATTCATCTTCTTCACCTTCCTCTTCATCTTCTTCAGAATCAGATTCTTCGTCTAAAGTGATTTCATACATAACTTCCTCACCCTCTTCCATGTCTTCTTCGTCCATTTCCATTTCTAACATTCCAAACTCACCACCGTATTCTCCACCTGTTGGAGATTCTGGTAGGTCGGATTCATCGTTGAAAACTGAATTAATGATATCTTCAATAGATTCTTCAGAATCATCCATGTCCATTTCCTCTTCTGAGTCCATGTCCATTTCTTCTTGTTCTTCCATATCCCAAGTTTCCATCATATCTTCTTCCATGTTCCAACCTTCTTCTTCTTCAGATTCTCCAACAATCATATACTCGTCTTCATCAGTTTTTAGGTTGATATTACCAGCATCGTCTTTTGTAACGATGATGTTATCATCAGGACCCATTAACTGAAACACACGGATGATTTCGTCGTTAGATTTTCCTCTTAAGTCGATTGGACTCATGTCTTCAACTTCGTTATCTGTATCCATATCTTCTTCAGAATCTTCCATGTCCATATCCATAGACATTTCATCTTCATCGTCAGACATATCAACATCTGTATCAATCTCTTCTTCTTCTTGTTCAGATAGAGATTCTTTTACTAATTCTTTAATTTCTTCCTTCATGGTTGAAGCAAGTATTTCTTTTGCGTTGTTAGCAACAGCTTCCTCAAGATTTTTCATTGAAAGGATAGCTTCTTCTACTAAAGATTTTTCTTTTGCCATTTTTAGTTGTTATTTTTATTTATATAAATATTGTTAATTTTAAAAAAAAATTAATTCTCACGTAATTGAGGTAAAATAATTTTATTTTTTTGCCAATTTTTGTTTTTCTAATTCGATAAGTTTTTCGATTTCTGATTTTCTGAATTCTAAATTTTGAAGTCTTCTCTCTCCCATTTTAAATAAATCATCTTCTAATGGTTTGTTACGGTATTGTTTTGTTTTTGTTTTTCCTTCGAATTGCATGTTGGTCATGAGGTATGGTTCATAGAATCTTGTCATACCTGAATTTTCTTTTTTGATTCTACTTTTCTTGTTTGAGAACGCCACATATTCATTTGTTTCTGTGTTCACGTAAAGAAATACCTGAACATTTTTTTCTGAATATTTTGTGTGGTCAAAGTTATAAGATGATACTTCAAAGAATGTGTCACCATCTCTATCAACAAAACTTGTTGCTTTTGTAAAAGGTTTTACTTGAACGAATATTTGTTTTCCGTTAGCTTCAACCATAAGGTCCATACCTTTTTTGGTATCTCTTACATCACCTGAACAGAATCTCATTATGTTTGTATCTGAACCAAAAAAATCTTTTAAAATTTTTATTCCAAACATTTCATTTTGATTACCCTTTTCAATTGTTGCTCTGTTAAGGTTAACAAGTTCTTCGGTATATTCTCCATTAAACAAACTATCTTTATTGTCTGTAATAAAATCTATTAAATTTTTGTTTGTTATTTCTGTACCAGGATTTTGTGATGTAAAAAGTTCTTTGATTTTATCTCTAACTTTTGAATTGGTATCGAAACGATTTAAGACCGACCAATGGTCTACACCAGGAATATGTTCCCACACATAGATAACACCTTCGTTAGTGTCACAGTTACCATCAGGGTTCGGTAGTTTACCGTATTTGTTCAACGGTTTATATACCGCACGTAACATCTGACGTATGTGTTCTGCTATAGGGTCAGTTTTTTGCTTGAAATATTCTAATATTACTTGGTATTGTGTTTCTGAAACTGAAATTTTCATATTCCATAAATACTCGGTAAAACAAAAAAGGAGGGAAAACCCTCCTTTGATGTATTATTGAAAATTGTTTTATTATTCTATCACTTCATCAATTTTACTTTCAACAATAGATGTTATTCTCCAATCTTGTGAATAACTCTCGTAAATTTTGGTTACTTTTGCTTCAACATCAGTTGGGTTGTAACCTCTAACCAACTTCTCTTCTTTTTGTTTTTTTACCTTACCTGATTCTGAATCTACAATATCAGTGGTAATTTTTGCTACGAAATATTTCTCATCCATTTCCATAAGTTTTTTTTTTAAAAATATAATAAATAAAACTTATCTATCAAGGTATGCGGACAATTTTTTCATCAGTTCTTTTTGTTTATCAATAGAATCTCCGCTCATACCTGTTGTTCTTTCTGCTCTCATTTTGTTTTCTTCTTCTAAATTCTCTTCAAAGTTGAATCTTTCATTAGGTTCTGTAAACAAATATGCTCCAGGTGTTGATGGTGAAGAAACAAGGTCAAAACAAATAAGTTCAAAGTCATCTTGTACTTCATTTTGTTCACCAACTTTTTTTAATGAACCTACACCACGAGAAGAAATACCAAGAGTAACTCCTTGTCTTAAGTAGTTAGCTGCCAAATCACCTTTTGTTGAACAGATTCCTCTTTCGTGAAATCCTGGTGATGTTAACAATTTCAACTTACCCATTAATACTTTTCCATCCCACCATACTTCGGTGATGATGTGTGAAACTCTATCTAAGTCAATTAATGACGATTCAGGGTGATTTAATTCAGAAAGGGAAGTTCCCTTCTCAATCATTTTTTTATAATTGTCTGCTTCTCTTTTTAATATTTTTTCAGGGTATATTCTACCGTTTCTATTTGGAGTGTCATACTTTTGTAAAACTGCGTAAAATTCAAATGGTTTTGAGTGGTCTAAAAAATTTTTAGATTCTTTAATTATCTTCTCATTACCGTTCTCTTTTGGATTGATATATCCCGCATCGTACTCGATAAGAATTCCTTTCCCAACTTGACCAGGTTTTATTATTTCTAAGTTCATTTCAATGGTTTATATAATAAATATTGAAAAGATTAACTTTGTGTCGTTATTGGTTTCGTTTTATTTGTTTTTGAATAGTGAAACGAAAAATATTTGTTATTTGAAAAATTATTTTTGAAGATACTTTTACAAATTTCTTTAAGAGAATCTTTAACTTCTTTTGATTTAAAATCTAAAGTTGTATCTAACAAATATAAATTTACTTCTAAATTTAAAAATGATTTTTTCCCTTTTGATAATCCTGATGACCTTAAATCTAAATCAACAATAAATTTATTGTCATATATTCCCGTGTTTACCGACTCGTATACTGAATGTCTTATGGCTCTACTTAAGTTTGATACTACTCTTGTCCAATTCTCTAACTCTTCTTTTGGTTCAACCCATGTTTGAATGTTTAAATACAGTGATTTTAATTCAAATGAATCTACTGTTCCGTAAATTGTTTTAGCTGTTTTAAAACCATGTATTTTTGAGGTTTTGCCTTTTTTCATTAATTTTCATTTTTCCTAAAGTTTATTTTTTAAAAAAATAGGTATAAATGTATTACAAGTCAAAATTTTTTTATATTTGCAGATATTTGTAAAATATGTTAATAGTTAAATTAGATAAAAACACATCAATAGAGAAAGCCTTAAAACAATTGAAAAATAAGGTTATTAAGACTCGTCAAAGTCAGGAATTAATTAACCGTAAAACTTTTGTTAAAAAATCTACTAATCGTAGAAATCAAATCAATAAGGCAATTTACGTTCAGAAAATGAAAAACGAGAATTAAAGATTATCGTTTAAATCCGATAATTTGAAGTAATTAAGTTTGTCGTATTTTTCTGAATTAACCGTCTTAATTGTTTCATCAATTTTGGTGATAACTTCTGAATCATTTTCAGATTCTTTAATTACGTTTAATTTTTTTACAACATTCTCTTTTAAAGTTTCAAATTTTACTTCCAATTCTTTTTCATCAGTATTCAAAAATTTAATAAGTTCTTTTTTTTCAGTCTCATTTAAATTTTCAATATAATTTTTAATAGTGTTGTTTGCAACATTAATCATAGAAGAAATTGGAATCTTGATAGGTTCTTTTTTATCTATAGATTTTTTACTTAAAGATTCTTTAATAAGATTTTTACTTTTGATTTTAGATTCAATAGTAAGAACATTTTTTGAGAATAAATTATCAATATCTTCATAATCATTTTTTGAATTGATATTCTTAACCCAACCTTTGATTTTTTCAATAGATTGTGGTTTAATTTTACTAATGGTGTTCTCATAAATTTTAGTACACTCATTAATATAATCTTCAAGAACAGATTCGTTCAAACCTTGATTAGTTTTTAATTCATCATACAAGTAAAACAATTTACTTATGTTTGAATTTTCCAAAACTAATTTTTTGAATGTTTTCAATTCTTTTTGGAAAGTTTGATTAGAGTAAGATTCTAATAATCTTCTATCAACTTTTGATTTTAAAATACCGAATTTCATTTCTTTTTATTTATAAATATCAATCTCTTAATATTTTACTCAATTGTTCTTCAATCTCACCTAAATAATTTTTTCCTCTTGATAAATCAATGAAAGAATCATCATCAATGAAACCGTCAGATTCTAAAAGAATATTGTAATTATCTTTTTTCTCACTTTCAGGTAATCCTCCTTCAGGTCCTCCTGCCGGTGGTGGCGTTGGTGTTCCTCCTAATTCACCACCAGGTGGTGGTGGAGGTGTGGTTCCCGCAGATGAGGTACTACCTGACTTAGTTCCATAAAGTTTATCAACGTTATCAAATATTCCAGTGTGAGCAATGATTGTTGCGGTGTTAGTTAACTCAGCACCAACCGCTTTTTCAATACGTTGTTGTTGTAAATCAAGTTTAATTTCTTCATCTGAGAATCCTAAAACATGTTTCTTAGCCCAAGAAACAGATACAGGAGCAATACCCTCAATAGCGGTAACTGCGTCTTTGTATAGAAGTATTTTTTCTTTCCAAACGTCAATTTTAAGTAAGTCAGCTTGTGTCGATGGATTTGTAAGTGCTAAAGTAAAATTATTTAACTCATCTTCAAATCCTAAAATAAATAAATGAACAATTGCAATTTTATTTAACTCTGCAATCATACATTTTTGAATTCTGTTAATTGTTCTTGCAAAACGAATATCCTGTAATGATAAATTTTTACCATCACCAACTACTTCTTCAAACCCTAAAAACGCTTTAGGAACACGAAGAGCTGTTAATAATTTCTTTTGGATATATTCGATATCGGCAATCTCAGAAAGGTTCTGAGCACCAGGTAAAGTATCAATAGGACTTGCTGCCGCAGCATCACGAACAGGTATAAAGTAATCTTGGTCAACCGCCATTTGGTTGAATCTCATATCTACATTACCTGTGTTACTATCAACAACTTGAGACCTTTTGAACTTATTGGCAACTCTTTGTACATACGGTTCAACATCTTTATCATCCATGTTACCAACAAAGACTTTAAACACCCTTCTTTCAGGTGCTCTTGACGTTCTATAAATCAACATCGCATCTTCAGACAACAATAATTGTTTCCAAATACGTCTTGCTTTTTCTAACATAGAAGTACCATAAGGAAGTTTTCTATCATCACCTAATAATCTAAAGTGAGCCATTTCCCATGAATTAAATTCCATGTCTTTAGCCTTCCACTTAAATCTTAAACCTTTATTTTCTTTTGGTTCGTCAACATTTTGAGATTTTGCAGCCATACCCCTTTCAAGACGTTCAATCTCAATGTTTGGTAATTGCATACATCCAACAACTCCCTTATCAGCGTCCAATTTTAAGTAAACAAAGTTATCACCATACTTACATGTGTTTCTTGTCCACATAGGTAAATTGGTGTTTAAGTCTAATGCGTTGTTAAATAAATCCGCCAAGATTGATTTGATACGTTTTGATTCAGAATAAATCTGTAACATATAACCATTTTGGTCAACAGTTGTTGATTCTTCACCATAGATATCTAAAGCTGCAGATATCTCAGGAGTATATTCCATTGACTCGTAATCATAGAACGACGCTAAACGAGTTGGTTCGTAATATACTGCTTGAGTATATAAATTACTTTCAATTTTAGTCCACTGATTTGCTAAATAATATGTTTGTTGAGCTTGTAAAAGTTCTTTATCAAATTCTTGTTTAGAAGTGGTTTTTAATAATTCCTCTTTATCGTATTTGTAAGTTGGATAATCTTGATTCAGTAAAGAATTAGGCCCAAATGCTTGGGATAATTTTTGCCAAACCGTTAATTGATTATTTTGATTGTTTTCCATATTATAATTTTAATTCTAAATCTTTATATTTAAATATTTAAATAATATTTTAAGGTGGACAAGTTCCCCAAATTGGTCTAGGTAATACCCAAGAAGTTGCGGCGGTATCAAAGTTTGTTGGTAATGACGGTATTAATGGAACACACCACCCACTTAAATCTTGGTTAAATAATGTGTTAAGAAAAAACATACCATTCATATTAGTTACGTTTGACACATCCCAAGATGTAATACCTGAATCATTAAACTGATTACAATTTAAAAACATATTACCCATAAATTGAACACTTGACACATCCCAATTATTTGAGTTGTTTATTGTAGTTAATGAAGTACAATTATTAAACATTGAAGTTAAATCAGTTGTAAAACCTAAAGTAATAGAGTCGGTAACTCCAGATAATTTTAAATTTTGACATCCTGAGAACCAATAACCTTGTAAAGAAGTTCCTTGAAAAGTAAAATTTCCCCATTTAGTTATTTCAATCAATTTAAGTCTATCACCACCATTATTAAATGGACCAAATCCAATACTTGTCCCTGATATGGTTATTGTATAAACACCTGGTGATGAATACGTATGAGTTTTATTTGCGAAAGTATTCGCACTAATATTACCATCACCCCAATCAATAGTACCATTATAAATTCCAAATGAGTCTAAAGGTAGAGACACCTGATTAGAACTTGATGACCCTGCTGAAGTTTTAGTAGTGTCCCATATACTAATAAATGGAGGTGTGGGACAAGTTCCCCATACTGGTTTAGGTAATACCCATGAAGATGCTCCTGTGTCAAAGTTGTCAGGTAATGAAGGGATTAATGCTACACACCAATAAGATAAATCTTGATTAAATGATGATGTATTATAAAACATGTAATCCATATTGGTAACATTAGAAACGTCCCAACTACTAATGTCTTGGTTGAATGGTACACAACCTTGGAACATACCATACATGTAAGTAACATTTGAGACATCCCATACTCCAATATCTTGGTTAAATAGTGTAATCGCAAACATAAATGAAGTATTAGTAACTCCTGACACATTCCATAAACTTATATTTTGATTAAATTGAGAAAATGAGAACATACTTCCCATATCTGTTACACTTGAAACATCCCAACTACTAATGTCTTGGTTAAATAGTGTACCTAAAAACATTGCTGTCATAATCGTAACATTAGAAACATCCCAACTACTAATGTCTTGATTAAAACTAGTTGCATTAAGGAACATTGAATTCATATTTATTACATTTGAGACATCCCATTCATCCATTCTATTAACAGTAGTTATTTGACTACATCCTACAAACATACTTGTTAAGTTATCTGTTCCTTGTAAATTTAATACATCAGTAACACCTGTTAAAACTAAATTAAAACATCCCGCAAAATAATATCCATTATTACCTAATCTAAATTTGCTACCCCATTGAGTAATTTCTCTAATTTTTGTATCATCACCACTATCGTTAAATCTAAAACCAACACAATCACCTGATATTGTTATTGTATAATCACCAGGTGTTAAATAAGTATGTGTTCTATTTGAATATGAATTACCTGAAGTGTTACCGTCACCCCAATCAATAGTACCATCATATGTTCCTGTATTTTCGTATGGTAATGTTATAGTTTCATTTGGTGAAGTTGTTCTCCAAATACTAATAAATGGTGGACAAGTTCCCCAATTTGGTCTAGGTAGTACCCAAGAAGGTGTGTTATCGTCAAAAAATGGAGGTAATGAAGGTATTAATGGTACACACCAACTACTTAAATCTTGGTTAAATGACGTGGCACTAAAAAACATACCATACATACCGAATATACTTGTTACATTACTAACATCCCAACCACTAATATCTTGATTAAATGACAATGCTGACCAAAACATGGAACCCATATCTGTAACTCCAGACACATTCCATTTACCAATATCTTGATTGAATGATGAATTTTGAAACATTTGACCCATATTTGTTACCTTTGAAACGTCCCATCCACTAATATCTTGGTTAAATGGTGTTGATAGGAACATAAAACCCATATTTGTCACAGAGGATACATCCCATCCACTAATGTCTTGATTAAATGGTGTATTATTAAACATACCTGACATATTAGTAACGTTTGAAACATCCCAACCACTTATATCTTGATTAAATTGTGTACCTTGGAACATACTAAACATATCGGTAACTCCCGACACATTCCATCCACTAATATCTTGATTGAATGATGAATTATAAAACATACCTCTCATATTAGTAACGTTTGAAACATCCCAACCACTTATATCTTGGTCAAATTGTGTATCTTTAAACATAAATAATAGATTGTTAATGTTACTAACGTCCCAATTATTAATATTTTGTATTGTCGTAATATTACTACAATCCGAGAACATTGCCATGATATCAATAGTACCATTAAGATTTAATGTATCAGTAACTCCTGTTAAAGTTAAATTTGAACATCCCATAAAACGACCATAGTTATAATCACTACCTAAATTAAATTGGGCCCCCCATTGTTGAATCTCTATTAATTTTAAAGTTTCACCACTTCCAATATCATCAAACACATATCCAAAACCATTTACCACTCCGTATATTGTTACAGTGTAGTCACCTGGGGTATCATAGATATGTATTCTATTACCATATGAGTTAACTGATGTATTACCATCACCCCAATCAATTGTTCCACTATACGTTCCACTAATTTTGAATGGTAATGTAATAGTTTCAGAAGACCCTGTTGTTCTCCATATACCGATAAATGGTGTTGGTGGTATAAATGAAGGACTTGGTGTTGGGGTTAAAGTAGGTGTAACTGAAATAGTTGGTGTTAAAGTAGGTGTAACTGAAATAGTTACTGTTGGTGTTGGTGTTACACTTACAGGACTTGTACTAGGAGTTGGTGTCGGTGTAGGAGTTGAACTTACCACCGGTTTTGGTGTTGACGATGGTCTTGGTTCTCTATTAGTTTGTATGTTAACTTGAGTCTTTTCAGACGGAGTTAATTTAGCCGTATATATACCTTGACCAGGGACACTTAACTTTGACCCCATGTAAATACTTTTTGTTCTCTTTCTTGATGAAAATCCCATTAGTCATAAATATTACCTAACTCCAAATAGCCAACCGTATTTCATATAATCCTCTTTTGAATAACTATTCCTACTTGATTGATTCATATTATCAGTAAGAGTTGGTATTACAGGATTGAATTCAATTTGTTTACTAACATTATCGTTATTGGCAACACTCCATGAATCCAACATCGCCTTTGTTTGTTCGGTAACTCTTTTTAAACTTGTAAATGAAGATTCAGCAACATAACAAGCCATAGCTAGTGACATAATCAAGTCATCATGTTGTCCTTTTTGGTGGTCAGGTCGTCCATTAACATAAATAAATGTATTCATTTCGTTGAACAATCTTGAACTATAAATTTTAAATTCATGTCTCAATGCCTCTTCAAACGACGCAATTATTTGAACACGTTTATTATTAAAATTGATTCCAGGAATTTTTTCAGTTGCCTTTGGGTCGTATTTCCATTTATTTGCTGTGTCAACACCATCAACATATAAATCTTTATAACCCATTTCTTGTAATTTCCTTGACGTGGAAACACCCATACCACCCGTAATATCTATCACGATGAAACAAGAATACATATTTGCCCACTTATAACATATCTCAGCCATAGTATCAGGAGGTAGTTTTCCAACAAATTCCGCAACCTGTTCTCTCTCATCAAAATCAATGATTTGGAAAGAACTAAAGTCCTCACTATCTCCCCTTGAAACGTCAACACCCATAACATACTTGTGACCTAATACAGGTTCCTTCCATATCCATAATGAGTTTCCCATCATCTTGTTTTGTGGTTCACGAATCATATTTTCTCTAATATTTTGCATCATATTAGAATCAAATACGTTATCACCCGAACCTAAGAAATTACACTCTAACTCTTGAGAAACCTTACGTTTGTCGTACTTAAGTTTTTTCACCATACTTTCAAACCAAGCCGAACATGGTTTGTAACCGTCCTCAATAATTTTTTTTAAATCATCATAGTTCCTATCTGAAAATTCTATTGGTTCCCAACTAATAATATCACTAACATTATATTCTTCTTTATTCAAAAGATAATGAATAATATCTTTTGTCTTAACCATATATAAATCTCTTGTGTATCTTGGGTCACGATACCAATACATTTCAGAAATTTTGAAGTCATTCATATTTCTGTTTGCTTGGTCGTAAATTTCATAATAGATTGGGTCATACCCGTTTGGTGTTGACACAACTATTACTTTACCACCCGTAGATAGGGATGCCATACAAGCCGCCCAAAAATCACTATCGGCCTCAATGAAGGCCGCCTCGTCAAAAATCAATATGGTCGGAGTAAAACCTCTCAAGGCATCTTTAGATGTCGCAACCGCCTTAACTTCACATCCATTATTTAATTTATAATGTTTTTGTGAATTTTTTTCAGCGGCAAAATCAATACCAACCCAGTCGGGCCATTGACCAATAAACGCTCTGATTTTGTTTGCCATTTCTTGTGATGTATCAAGTTTATTGGCAATAATCAAAATCTTTTCAGGTTTTATTTTTTTAGCAAATGCTAATTTTTTTGAAACCCAAGCAGC